AGTTTGGGGATCGCCCGAACGTCAAGGATCTCTGGCTTTGTGAATGTATTGTCGAGGGGGTATTCCTTCTCAAATTCCGCGAGGATGGTTGATGGTACGGTGGGTGATTGCTCAATCAGACGATCATACTCATTCTTACACCTGGTCACATACTCCAAACCATCTGTACTACGTTCTTCACGCGCGAGAGCTAATTCTAATCTAATGTTTCTAGAGAGAAGACCAAATGAGAGCGCCGCTGCCTTATGGTTCTCCATCAGTTCATTAATCTTCAGGAACTGCATGATGGTGGCAATGAGACCTGCGATGAGGTTGAGACCACCAATCACAGATGGAACCATACCACGGAGGTTCTCGGGGAACTGTTCTTGGGCAAAGTTCGCGGTACCCGTGAGTGTTGAGAGCACAATGACGGGCAAAGTAAAACGCATGCTCAAACCCTTGTACATGAGGAACGCTCTGTGATGCATGTATCTGTAGCACCCCGAGGCTTCACCCCATTGACGCAGTATGTTTTCATGTTGCTCATTCCAACTATCGCGACGATGTTCAAGTGCTTGTTGTTTGATTAATTGGTCGTCAAAAATTTCTTGGTTCATTTTATAATAGATGAATATAATATTTTGGATTCATCTTGTGTTCCTCATTGGTATTCTTGTGGTTCCATTTACGAATGATCGTAGAAACCTTGAGTTTTATTCAATACTTATCCCATTTTTGTTTTATCATTGGTCGGTCAACGATGACACCTGTGCTTTAACGCAGGCAGAGATGTATGTTACAGGGCAACAAAAGGAGGAGACTTTCATGCACCGAGTTGTCAGTCCCATATATAAGATGGAAGATAACGATGTAAACAATCTCACAAAGACTGTATTCTTCTTCTTGTGGGCTCTCGTCCAGTATCGCCTCGGACGCTTTGACATGTTTATTGATGACCTAAGAACAGTGATGTCTGGTAAAACCCCCAAGTAAATGCCCAGCTGGCGCGAAGAAGAAGTTGCTCGTCTCCGAAAAGAGTACAATTTCTACAAGGGGACAGAAATCAAAGATAAACTCACTGGTTGTCTAAGATCAGAAACTATAAAACTGATCTTAGATTATCACGAAAGGTTTCTTGGTATAAAGTTTTGGAGCGAAGATCTTGTAGACCAAAATGGAAATCAAGGACATCAAGCAACAAATTGCGGCGTTGGAACAGGCGAAGGAGTTTCATCACGAAAAGTACCTCAATAACCTCCAAATCATTGATGACAAAATTGACAGAATTGAGAAGCAGTTGGAGAGAACAAAGTCCCAGGTGAAGAAGGAACTTCTCAAGCGCTCCCTAGACTGGTACGACGAGGAGACCATAAAGATGGACGAAGCCATTGAAACCATTACGGACAAACTTGATTCTGAAATTGTGAGACTTCAACAACTCATAAAATCCATTGAATTGCGACGGGAGCGGGAGAAGAATTCTTTTGAACACAACATTGAAAACATTAGAAAATGCTGTAAGAACCGAAGTGCGGCGACGATGTTTGATGCCTTAGAGTCCGTGGCGAACGCACTTGAAATTATTAGAGCCGAGCGGCGTCAAACCGAAAGCGATCAAAGAAATGCACAGACACCTTAAAGTTGTAATAGACAATCATACAGAGCGCATCGGCTATATCATGTTTTCTCTCGTAGGGTATCTCACCGTCAATATATTTATCTGCGATAGATACCGTCCTCTCTTTGCGCTCCTCGTAGTTTAGGTGTCTCATGCCGAAATGTGTATGCATGCTCACAGGTGAAACCAAGACGACTTTATCTTTGAACATGTAATGTAGAAGTACCTCGATATTTGTGAGACCCCCAGGTGGCTGCCTCTCTATAAGTATGGTGTCGGCGGCTTCAAAGATGTGTTTGTGTGCGTCTACAAATAAAGGAACGAGGTCAACGATGTCATTTGAGTATATGTATTTATAGTCTCCCAAACTTACCTTCTTTATAAACTCCACATCAACTTTGGGACCTTTCCCACATTCAGCGAGAACGAGACCCATATTGTGGTAGCCGATATCGATGGCGAGTACCTTCATTGTCTTTATCTGAATAATATTCCTTAACTAATATAAATGAAGATGAAGAACAAGACAAAGAATCGGGTGCTATGGTCAACCGTCGTTGTGCTCGGTCTCGTTTTAACTTACATGTGGTTCAATCCCAAGGTGGTTGAAGTTCCAGTGGAAGTTCCAGTGATGCCAGTGCCACCACGCATTGAGGTGGAGCGGCGTCAGCCACGTCGCAGTCCAGAATTTAGAGACGCGCCAATCAGGCAGTACAAACCTGGACATATGCAACAGATGGGTGTGCTCGTGGGGGATGGAGAGACCCTTCCACTCTACGGAAAGGAGGTTCGGGGGCGACGCGATCGCTATCACTACTACACCACAACTGGGGGTGAAAACCTCTACCCACTCCCAGTGTCCCACAACGCACGCGATTGTATGGAGGACATTGGCTGTGAAGAACTCTATGGGAATGAAACAGTCTCAGTAACTGGTAAGACTGGTTCATTCGGGGTGAATATGTACAGAACGGATGACTTTTTCTAAGCTGACATTTTCTTGATACGTTTCATCGTATCATTTACAAGACTACTTGTAGCTGAGCTACTGCATAGGCAGCAGACAAGCATCGCCCCTAAAACGGGTGGTGTTTTAATTGGACTCTTTGAAGCACCATAGGCTACCATGAAAGAACAACAGAGCCACGAGAGTAGACTTGACAACATAGTCATTGAGAGTGGCTCATCTTCGGTGGCCTTTTTATAACCAAAAATTGCCAACAATGGATATATCAAGAATATCATTTACTATACACTAACAAAAATTATTTCGCAGAGTTGTGATCACATCATATTCCCTTCCCTGAAGTCCTGGATTTCTTGAGAGTTTCGTCTTGAGTCTCAAGAGTTCCTTCACTGTTTCATCGTCTAAATTTTTGAAAAAGTCCCTCTTTGCCTCCATGTCATCGAGTTGGTGCGTCTCCTTGTGTGCTTGGACATATGGCCATGTGTGTCTTCTGAGGGTGGCAACTTCTTCCTCAAGCTGTCTAATTCTTGGCAAGAGTACCTGTGTTATGAGTATCCTTGTTTCCATGTTATTAAAATGTTTCACATCTTTAAGATATGCTCAGATATGCCGCCCTAAATCATGAATTACCAAAAGTTATTAGGGATGTGTGTAGGTCTGGTTCCAATGTAATTTTGGATTATGCCAGGGAAAATTGTAACATACATGACGCACACCACGTCGGTGAGGTAAATATGTCAGTTATGGAAGCTGTCCCCGGCTCAATGTTTGCCCTCAAGATGACATCATTTGCTTCAAGGGAATCACCACATTTCGCGGCGGCACATATAAAAAAGGTCATTCAACATGGTATCAACAATAAATGCCAGGTTTGTATTGACGCCGAGGATGTACTCTATCCCAAAGAAATGTATGATATGATGATACAATTTAATCAACGAGAACCCAATGTTTTCAAAACATATCAAATGTATCGCGTCACAGCTCTCAAAGAACTTGAATTAGATCTCCGTGCGGCAGAGAGGCATGGTATACAACTTGGGGTCAAACTGGTTCGTGGCGCCTACTTGGGAAAGCAGGGTGGTCTCCTCCCCAACAAGGCGGCTGTGGACAAATCTTTTAGGGACGGTCTAAATATGTCCCTCGGTGCGGGTGAGAACGTTCACACTCTCTTGGCGACACACAATTCTGAAGACATCAAACACGCCCGTACCTGTCCCCACAGCCGATACAAAGTGGCACAACTTTTGGGTATGGGTGAGGACTTCCCCGATTACCGCTACGTGCCATTTGGCTCCTTAAGTGAACTCACACCATACTTATGGAGAAGATTCGTGGAGAGACTTAAATGGTCTTAAAAATATCTTCCGAAAGATATTTAATGGCAAGGACTCTCAAGAGGTTTGGGTATTGGAGTCCACCACCCTCTGGACCCCTCCGTCGCAAGTACAAGATAGTTGCCGCTTCCAGAAGTGATGAGGCGCACTATGAAATGAAGAAGTCGGAAATCACCCGCATGGCACTTGAGCATACATATGCGAGGCCATCCATTCGCGAAGAAAGACAAGTAACACCCAGACAGGTGCGCCTCAAGTTGATCCTTCACGAAGCCCTTGACTTGGCACACTCCATATGTGAACACCAAGACGCCACAGAGTGTATGTGGGCTTGGGAAATGGTTGACGAAATTGATGATGCGGCCACGAGGGCTGGTGTCAGATACTAATATTTTCCCAACCTATATTAAATGGAGTACGATAAGCTCAAGGAAAAAGTCAAAAAGATGGGTCTCCGTGTCACCAAGGATGTTAGGGGGAAGCGGGTCAAACTTACAAAGAAGGAGCTTGAATCAAAGTTGAAGAAAAACAAGAATGAGCCAAGCTTGGAAAATCAAGCGAAAAGTGCTAAAAAGTTTATTAAGGTGTGTAAAATGGTTCTTAGAGAGGCTGAACCCACACAACCAAAGGCACCCCGCGTTGTTCGAACT